CACCTGTGCGCTCCCCCATCCCCGTGATCACCGACCCTCGACACCGCGAGCTACTGCAACGGGCAATCGATGCCCAAACCGTAGTGGCTGACGAACTTCAGTCTGCGTATAACGCTCGGATGGCCTTGCCAATTGATCACCCCCAGCGGCTTGAAACGCGAGACCTGTGGCGCGATAGCAAAGCGCTTGAGGCCTTGATCTCTGGCGCCCATGGCCTGCTGACCGGCAACGCCGGCGCTGTCACGCTGCAGGGAAGATCCCAGTCATGACCCTTCCATTTACCGGGGGAGTGTTCCTCGCCGGCGTGGTCTGCATCGCCTGGATCAGCGCAACCCTTCGAGCCCCCCAGATCCCGACACCGCCGCCCCATCCTTTGCTGTTCGAGCAGCACCAGCCAGTAAGGCAGCCATGACCAAACCGATCCCAAAGCGCCGCCCCAGCCCTGGCAAGCGGGTTACTGGCGCGATTTACGACGGCGTTGGCAATTCGGTCGTTGTGGACGCCTACCTGCCTGCAGACGCATACGAACAGGTAAAGCGGCTGCAAGAGCAGACCAGTGGCACCCAGGCGGCGGCCTTTCGCTCGCTGATTTTTCAGGGCGCCACGTCGCTCGGGTTCAAAGATTCGGTTTCCGCTATGGAGGCTGTGGCCGCTGCCAATGGCGGAGCCAGCGATGCGAGAGCTGTGCATCACCTGATCCGGCTTGGCGCCGGCCTCAATCCCATCCTCTCCAACCCAACGCCATGAATCGACTATCTGATCGTGTGTCACTGGCTGAGTTCCTGGACATCAAGCGCCTTGACGCGACGATGTATCACCTGGGGGGCCTGCGTGCATCTTGGAGGGCCATGGCCAGGCCCCAGCGAATTGATGCGCTGCGGGTTGCGGCTTTAAGCCTGGGGAACATTGCTGATCGGCAGCTTCCAGCTGGTGAGCGCCGAACCCTGGGCCAGCCTACGCATTACAAGCTGATGGCGGTCCTGGCCCTGATTGCCTCCGCCCTGGCCTACACGGTAGGGGTTGAGCAGGGCCGCGCACGGTGCCCCTTGGGAAGTGCTGTGGCTCAGACGGTGGTGCAATGAAAATCGCCGACTACCACTACCTTCCAGCTCCGATTTATCACCACCACATCGAGCAGGGCAGTGACGAATGGCACGCGCTGCGCCGGGGCGTGATCACCGCCAGCACGATCAGCAGGCTCATCACCGGCACCGGCAAACCCGCCAACAACGACACCAGCCGCACCCAGCTGCTGCAGTTGCTGGCCGAGCGGATCACCGGTGAGAGCGATCCCGGCTTCTACGGCGACGACATGGCCCGCGGGCACATGCTGGAACCGCTGGCCCGTGACACCTACGCCAAGCACCGAGCACCGGTGCAGGAGTGCGGATTCGTCACTGCTGATTTCGACGGCACCGTGATCGGCTACAGCCCCGACGGGCTAGTGGGTGATGACGGCCTGATTGAGATCAAGAGCCCCCGGCAGAAGCACCACCTCCGCTCGCTGCTCAGTGATGAGGTGCCGGCCGAGTATGTGCCGCAGGTGCAGACCGGCCTTGCTGTCACTGGCCGCGCCTGGTGTGACTACATCAGTTATGCACCTGGCTTGCCGTTGTTCGTTCACCGTTGCAAGCGTGATGAGCTGGCGATTGCATACCTGATTATCGCAGCCAAGGCCGCCGAGGCTGAGCTGCAGCGGCTGATGGAGCTTTACACCGCGAAGGCCGCCATTTTCCCGGCCACCGAACCCATCCAACCTGAGCAAGAGATTTTCTGATGGATATTACGGCAACACTGGCGCCAAAGTCCGACCAAATGAATGCCGATGATTTGATTGTCGGCCCGCGCACCATCACGGTTACGAAGGTAGACGTTGCTCTCAAATCAGAGCAGCCCGTGGCGATCCACTTTGACGGTGATAACGGCAGACCTTGGCGACCCTGCAAGTCCATGCGTCGCGTGCTGGCTTCTGCCTGGGGTCCTGATTCGTCGCAGTACGTAGGCCGGGGAATCACCCTGTTTCGTGACCCCGGAGCAATGTACGGCGGCCAGCAAGTGGGCGGAATCCGGCTGTCC